TTACCCCATAGCATTTATACGTACACTAGCCTTTACAAGCGCTAATGCTCTTACTTTTTTTAAGTGTACATCTTTAGGTTGATGGTGTTGGTTTTCACTTACCAGTCTAATGTATTCTTCACCTTTATCACTTCGTTGAACCCACTTTACACTAATATATTCGTCACCATCTAAATCCAAAGAAACAAGATACATTTCACCAAAAAATATATTGGCAATTTCATTATTTAGTTCTTTATACATAATTATATCACCACTTTTAAGTAAAGGGTACATACTATCACCAGTTACTGTTAAAGCACCATCACACTTTGGTAAATTAGGTATACGTAAATAATCAATTGGTTTCTGGTCTGCTTGATTGTTAAATAACGAGACTAAACCAGCAGATGCTTCTAAATTATATAATGGTATGCTTTGTTCTTCTTCTGTAGAATCCGTTTTTAATTTATAGACAGCACTAGGCTCATTTACAAAATCATTCTCTTTTACTTCAATTGAACCTATTCCATTAAACAGCCATACAGGGTTGATTTTCGCAAACTCTCTAAGAAACTTTTCTAAAGTATCTGTTTTTATACTTGTGCCTTTATTAAAAGGTTTTGATAAAGTGCCATTACTAACGCCAATTGCTGCTTCTGCCTGTGATGGCTTTATGTTTTTATACTCTAAGTATTCTTTTAATCTAGTTACAATTTCATTCATATTTAGAAAATTTTCAAAGAAAGCTTGTTTAATTAGAAAACTTTCTATTATATTTGTTTCAAATTCTAAACCAAATGTATAAAGAAATTTTTAAGCCATTATCAAAAGAACAAATAAAACTGCTAAACCATTCTGCATTAGGCGAAGCATTCAAGTGTTCACATACCTACGTTACACGTGTTTTAAAATCTACTGAAGAACCTAAAGCACCAAAGGCTAAAAACATTTTGAAAGCAGCACGTGAAATGATTAATGCCTTAGAAATTCAAGCAAAAGAAGAAGAAGATAGATTAAATGCTATTGAAGCAATGGCTGAAAAGAAATAATTATGTACGAAACTTACAATAATATCCTTTGTGTTAATCAAGATGTATTTTATGATGGCTTAAATCTTTTGGGTTATAATCGCTTTCAACATTGGGTTGCACGTGGTAAAATAACTAGACTTAGAACAAAAGGACGTGGACGTACAGGCTTGATAGAATTTTCATCTATACCAGAAAGTTTAAAGCAATTAATCATTAAAGCCTTTGGCAATCCATATTTAGAAAATGATCGTGCCACTTTCACTAATCAGTTAGAACAAGACCAAGATGCTATTGACTTTTTTAAATCGTACCGTTATAAAGATGGTTCTGGTATTCCTACCAAAAAACAACAGCAATACATATGTGAAGCTGAAATACTAAACCTTTATGTGGCGCTAATAAACAACTACGAAGCCAAAATTAAAACTTCAAACAGGAAAGCAAACAAAGGTGCTTTACAAGCAAAAATATCTGCAATAATCAATGACTTAAAAAGTGAATGTTACCCAAATACTTCTACTAAAAAATATCCTCACAAATTACCATCAAACCCACGTGCATTAAATAGAAAAGCATTTGGTACTTCAAAGATTTGCGGTTATGAAAAAGGCGGTTATGAATTTTTAGTACATAAGAATGCAAATAACAAAGCAGCACAAAAGATAAAAGGCGATATAGCAAAATGGCTTATTGCAAAGTATTCAATGCCTAGCAAAATAGTTGTACCAGTACTTCATGCTATGTATGAAAAAGAAGCAGCTAGACGTAACTGGTGTGAACTATCTGAAAGTGCCATATACAAATGGTTACACGAACCAGAACAGGAACGCAAATGGATGATTAGCCGTGATGGCATCGAAACATTCCGTAACAAATATGGTCACAAGCTTGTAAGAGACAAAGAAACGTGGTTTCCAAATGCATATTGGGCTATTGATGGTACTAAAATTGACTGGCTGCATTACTATGATAATACGCTTGGTATGGCTGCCAAACTAAAAATTGATGTTGTTTTTGATGTTTACAGTGAAAAAATAATTGGCACAAGCTTTAGTGAAACTGAAAACCACGAAGATCATTTTAGAGCAGTTAAAATGGCTTTTCAAGAAGCACAAGCTAAACCTTTCTTATTTACCTATGATGGGCAAAGTGGTCATAAATCAAGTCGTATGCAAGGCTTGTATGGTAAAATGGTAGCTAAAAAAGGTGGTACGCATTACCAACACGCTGTTGGTCGCCACAGTTCACCAGTAGAACAATTATTTGCACGTTTCCAACAGCAGATACTTAACCAATGGTGGTTTAGTGACAAGCAAAGTATTAAGGCTCGCACAGATAACAGCAAGCCTAATATGGACTTCATATTAGAAAACAAGCACAGACTGTTAACCAAAGAAAAGCTAATTGAAGCATTTAAAATTTCGGTTAATGAATGGAATAATGCCAAGCATCCAAAATTTAATGAAACTCGCAGCGAGGTTTACAACCACGAACCAATAATGCTAGAGAAAATCAACTACCTAGATATGATTGATTTGTTTTGGATCTTCACCAATGATACCATTACATACAAAGCAGATGGCATTAGAGTACAGATAGCTAATAAAAAATACCACTTCGAGGTATACAATGTAAATGGTGATGTTGATCTACGATTTAGAGAACGCTATGTTGGTTCAAAATTCTATGTAAAGTACGACCCAGACGAATTAGACAACTATGTAAGCCTGTACGCTAAACTTCCTAATGGCGATACAAAGTTTATAGCAGATGCACAACCAGTACGCAAGCAGCAACAAATACCAGCTTTAATGACAGAAGGCGATAAAGCACAGTATGCTAAAGATTATGAAGTGCGCAAGGTTGAAGAAGCTAAAGCTAAAAAACAGATTGAGCAAATACAGCGTGAAACAGGAATTACACCAGAACAATTAATAGAAGATCAAGAATTAAAGATAAAGCTTGGTGGCAAGTTGCCAAAGACTTCACGTAACGAAGTAGAAGCTAATTCATTCATAGACTTAATGTAAAACTTAATACTTAATTAAAATGGAACTATCAAAAGAACACAAAACACTAATTGCAAACGAACTTGCAAGACGTAGTACCAAGACCAGTCAAAACCAATTGGCTTTACAAGCAGATGTGTCTTCTGCTACAATTAGCCAGATGCTTAACAATAACTGGAAACTTATTAGTGATGCTATGTGGCGAAAAGTACAGGTGACTTTACGTATAGATCCAAAATGGAATATAGCCACAACTAACAATTACACACAAATACAAAGCCTTTTAGGCGTGGCAAAATCTGAAAGTTTAAGTATTGGCATTAGTGATAGTGCTGGTAAAGGCAAAACACAAGCATTTACAGAATTTGAACGAAAACATGAGAATGTAATTTATGTAGAATGTAAAAACTACTGGACTAAAAAAAGCTACATCAAGCAATTACTTATTAGTTCTGGTTTAAGTTCAGTAGGTACTACAGAAGAACTAATTAACCGATTTATCAAACACTTAAAAGGTCTGGCTACACCACTTTTAATCATAGATCAGTTTGATAAGCTTAAAGATCCACAGCTAGATTTATTTATGGACTTCTACAATGATTTAAGCGGACACTGTGGGTTTGTAGTAAGTGGCGTTGAAGCTTTAGAAAAGCGCATTAAAAAAGGCGTTAACCGTGATAAAATAGGTTATGCAGAATTATACAGCCGAATAGGTAAAAAGTTCATAAAGCTTGCACCAATTATGGAAGCTGACGTACAGCAAATATGTATGGTAAATGGTGTTACAGACCCAGACGATATGTCTTTTATATATCACAATAGTGAAGGTGATTTAAGACGTGTAAGGCGTGATATTGATAAAATAAAACTAAAAGCAAATCAAAAGAAATCTGCATAAAGTTAGATGGCAAAACAGCGCAAAAGAGCAATATCTGTAGAAGAATTATTAAAAACAAAGTTCATTGAAATACCTCTAACAGGAAGGTTTAGAGAATTAATAGGAGTACCAGAAGCAAGTGGCACATGGATGATAAAAGGCGCTTCTGCTAATGGTAAAACCACTTTTGTGTTGCAGTTAATAAAAGAGTTAACAAAGTACAGTAAAGTCGCTTACAATTCATTAGAAGAAGGCGCACGTAAAAGTATGCAAGATGCATTTAAAGAAATGGAAATGAACAAGCTGCCAAAGGGTAGTTTAATCTTACTGCATCGTGAACCAATGCCAGAAATGATTTCAAGGCTACAAAAAAAACAAGCGCCACGAATTGCCATAATAGACAGTATACAGTACACATTTATGACCAAGCAAGATTACAAACAAATGCAAGCAGCATTACCAAACACACTATTAATTTTTATAAGCCATGTTGAAGGAAAGCAAGCAGCTGGCTCATTAGCAAAAGCAGTATGGTATGATGCAGATGTTAAGATTGATGTAGAAGGCTTTATAGCTAAAGCAATGAGTAGAGCAGCACGAGGTATTAATTTAAAACCTTTTGTGATTTGGGAACAAGGCGCACAAGACTATTGGAACGATTTAAAAATATAAAGCATGGAATGCGAACACGATTTAGACACATTAATAGAAGATAATTACGAATACTGCACAATATGTGGTGCATTAATAAACAAGTTATGACACAACAACAAACAATAATAAAACTCATTGGTACAGACCAAGATATGTACACAGACTTGGTTTTTAAATGCTACATCGACTGGTGTATGCTGTATTCAGCCTTCAATATTCCTTTAAAGGTATTGGTAAACAATGAAAGTCTTTTTAACTGGTATTTAAAGCAGTTTAAAATACATGTTGAAGATGCATTTATTGATGAAAACAAAGCATACATAAGTATAGCAGATGATAATACACAGGTCTTCTGGGATTTGTTTAAAACGTACCCAGCTGCAATAGAAAATTTTTACCCACGTGTGCTTTTAAATATGATTAAAGACACCTTAAAACAAAGCGTATAATGACAACACTATACACGAAAACACAATTAGAAAAGAAGTTAGAAGAACTTAACGAGCAATACCAAAATTCCATTGGTGTTACAGAAAAAAACAGAATAGCTAGATCTATAAATTATTACATCACCAAAATAGCACATTTTGATGAAAACCCATCTTTAAAAACAATTGAAGCCTAATGAACAAATACGAATACATACAATACTGCTTAAACATTTTAGCATTCGATAATATTAAACCACAATTATCAATAGCAGAACGTATTTATTTACATAAGCAGTGGGCTTTAGCACTTAACCAAAAAGACACTGTTGTATTTCCAATAAACAAACCAACAAACCGTGTACACCAGTTAGGTCTATTAATACTGGATGCCAAATGGGAACGCCCAGAATTGCGCTACAATTCAGATCGAGTATTAGAAGTATATGACCCAGATAAATGTTACTGGAAACCATTTAAACCAAGTGAATATGAATAGAAAAAACATAAACGAAATAGAGGTAATAGACCCAATAATTATTAATTCAAAAACAAGTAAAATGAGAAAATCAAGAGCAAAAAAGAAAACCGTAGTACCACCACTTAATGCAGCAGAAGCAGATAGAGTTTTAGCAAAATATGCATTGGCACATGCAAAGCGTGAACAGATCAATGCAGAAATGGACGAAAAATTTACCAAGATTAGAGAACAATATGCAGCAGATCTGCAAGATGCTACAGAAACGGTTAACGAAAACTTCCAGAAGCTTCAAATGTACTATGAGGTAAAGCCAGAACTATTTAAGAAAAGAAAAAGCATTGAAACTGCACACGGTTTAATTGGCTTTAGAACTGGCACACCAAAGCTTAAAACCTTAAAAGGCTACACTTGGGCTGCTGTTTTAAAATTACTGCAATCTAAAAAGGCTATAGATTTTTTAAGAACTAAAGAAGAACCAGCTAAAGATTTATTGTTAGCAAAACGTGATGATGCAGCTACGAAAACTTTAATGACAGAAGTGGGTATTGAAGTAGTACAAGACGATACATTTTTTATTGACTTGAAAAAAGAAGAAGTTGAAGTATGAGCAGAAGAACACGACCAGCAAAAGAAAACTTAGCATTAGAAGAAATTAAGTTTTTACAAAATCCAAATGCGCTTAAAAAACACGCCACAAAAGCTTTAAAAAAAGCAAAAGAAGTTGAAGCTGCACGCATTGCATCTGGTGCAGTTTGGAAACGTGACCAAGCAACTAAAAGCGTACGATTAACCTTTAATTAAAAACACAATGGCAATAGAAATAAAGCAACAAAAAGAAGATCAATTTTCTGTAAACCACAAAGCAGTTTACAAAAATAGTGATGGCGAATGGATTGCACGTGAAGAACTTTCTGTTAATGAAATACGTGCATTCCAACAACATATACAGACAATTTAGTGATAATTAAACAGCAAAAAAAAGTATGAGTAAAAATAGTTCAAGTAATAATGGCATAGGTGTTTTAGGTTTATTAGGTGTAGCCTTTGTTGTATTAAAGCTAACAGGGTTTATAGATTGGTCTTGGTGGTTTGTCACTTTACCTTTTTGGGGTGTACTCGCATTGTTAGTTGTCATTTTAGCTATCTATTTATTATACCATTTGGTAAAATCAAAGACAAAAGCTAAACGATTTTCAAAGAAAACAACACCTATAAGAAAAAGCAGATTTCAACAAAAATTGGATGAAGCAATTGAAAAATCAAAATTAAACAACAGTAATGCAAGTCACTAAAGACCAAATAAAGCGCATACATGTACATCTTCACAAAGATGTTATTAATGAACCAGAAGCTAAAAAAGCGTTTGTGTATAGCTTTACAAGTGACCCAGAGCGCACAAGCACAAAGCATCTAACTTTTGAAGAAGCAAACCAAGCACTAATATCACTTGGTGCAAAACCATTTAAAAGACCATTTGTAAGGCTTGATAATTGGCAAAAGTTTGACTATAAAAAGAAGTCGCACATGAATATTTTAAGCCTTCTAAAGCAAATGGACTGGCAGTATAAAAGTGATGTAAGTAATAGATACTTCGCAGATATGGTGCGCTTTGGTAATTGGTTACAAACTAAAGCGCCTATTAAGAAGCCTTTAAATGAAATGAATGCTAATGAAGTAAGCATTACCATAGTAGTGCTAGAAAAAATGGTAGACCAGTACAACCAAAAACAAATATTAGCAACTCAAAATGGCTAAACCAAAAAAAGATAACCAGTTAAACACTAATTGCAAGCATCACAATAAGCATTTAAAAGTAATTGCTGTTGCCTGTGGATGCGAAACAGTTGTAACAGTATGTGATGATTGCAATACTGTGTTAGATAAACAAGTAGAATGCTAGCGCAATTATGACTAATCATTATAAAATACATATTAAGAGTTGTAACACTAATTTAAAAGTTACTTACCGAAATACTAGGTTTTTAAAGTTAGAAAAGCTTACAGGCAAACTAACAGAAGAACAAGTAAAAAGTATTGGTGCATTAATACCACCTACAGAAAAAGACATAGAACAGCACAAACAAAATTTAGGTCATTTAATCACTATAACCCCTATTGTGAAAGTTAAGACTTTATACACAGAATTTTTAGATGAATGGTTTGCCTTTTATGATGAATTTATGAAAATAAAACCACGCTTTAATGCAGCAGATGGCAAAAGTTTAAAGGCAATTATAAAATACCTTACTGAAATATCACAAGACGAAAAAGAAGCATTACAGCTTTGGAAAATCATTTTGCAGAACTGGAATAAACTTGATGACTTCTATAAAAAAAGCGCAGATCTAAAATTTATAAGTAGTCAAATCAACAAAATATTAATCAATGTCAAAGGAATTAACAAAACAAACGAACAAGTCTTTAAATCCGCAATGGAAAGCGAGACAGGGAGAAACTTTAAGTTTAAGTAAAAGTATTATTGAAGGCAATGCAAAATTGGCACAAATTGAAATGGGTTTAACCATTAATGAAACATTTGCAAAGCCAATACTAAGAAGTGTCTTTGTAGGTGATTATAGCAGTGTAGGATTTAGTGTTGTAAAAGTACTGGTAAGTCGTTTTATAGACTCTTTTGCATTCACTACAAAGCTTAATGACGATCAAGTAGATAGCTTAACTGTAGACACTTTAGAAAGCTTTGCCTATGAAAGCTTACAAGATGTCATATTGTTCTTTAAAATGTGTAGATCTGGCAAATTTGGAGTAGCTAAAAAAAGTATAGATAGTAATTTGATTTTTGGTGAATGGTATCCTAAATATTTAGATAAAAAAGCCGAATTACGAGAACAGCAATACAACACGCAAAAAAATGAACTCAACAGCACACCAATTACAATGGATGATGTAAAAAAATCTTATGCTAAAGTTGAAAAGAAAAATTTTGTTAAGCGTGTAGAAATCTACATAGATAAAATCACTGAATATATGGATAGGCAATTATTAGAAGACACCATTTTAGATTGGAGTAAAGACCCAGAACGCAAACCATATTTAGACCTACTTAAACGTAAACGTAAAACAATTACAAAATAACAATGAAAAATATAAAAAAACGATTTAAAAGGGCTTTAGCGAACTTTTTAAGGGATGAACTTTTAGAAATTATAGGTTATGACCCTTACCCAAAACTTCCACATATAGTACATACACATAGTGATTTTGGTGTTATTAAATCTGAATTTGATTTTGACATACACACAGCACCAAGTTTTATGAGCGAACCCAGACAATATGAAGAAATGTTGGATTTAGCTAAAAAGAAAATGTTTAAAGCTATAGAACCCTGTATAGAAGTTGAAGCAAAAAACCTTGTAAGTCCAGAGTTTTACAACCGCAGAAAAATACGATTATCATTAATGGTCAAAAACCCAAGTAAAGTAAATTCATTTTAATAACCTGATTTTTATACAACATGAAAATACTTAATTTATATAGTGGTATAGGTGGTAATCGTAAATTATGGTCTAACAAACATCACATAACAGCAGTTGAAAAAGATAGAGCAACAGCTGAAGCTTATAAATACCATTTTCCTAATGATAATATTATAGTACAAGATGCGCACGACTATTTAATAAACAATTATAAAGAATATGATTTTATATGGAGTTCGCCTCCTTGTCCAACACATAGTAGATTACAGACAACAAGGGTAGGTTTAGGTGATAATGCAGTGTACCCAGATATGAAACTTTATCAAGAGATCATATTTCTTACCAAATGGTTTAAGGGTAGTTGGGTTGTAGAAAATGTAATTCCATACTATAAACCGTTAATCCCTGGTCAAATTATAGAAAGGCATGTTTTCTGGTCAAATTTACACATACCTAAATATGAAATAATCAATAAACTATCGAAGCCAATGAAATTAGCTTCAATAGGTGATTATCAAAAATTATATGGCTTTGATTTATCAAAATTTAAACTTAAAAATAAAAGAAAGAATTTAAGAAATTGTGTTCATCCAGAAATAGGTAAACACATATTACAACAAGCTCAAAACGAATTAATTATTGGGTCATGATATTAACCAGGTTAGGTAATAAACGTAAAATAGCTAAAGAGTTACAACAACACTTTATGCCACACAGAATGCGAATAGAATTTTTCTTTGGCGCTGGTGGCAGCTATTTTTACTTGCCTAAGCCAAAGTTTTCAATATTGAATGATGCAGATGATGATGTTACTAATTTGTATTTGGTGTTACTTGATCGTAAAGATGAACTAAAGCAACAATTAGAACTTTTGCCAATCACTGAAAACTTGATCAAATATTGGCTTAAAAATTTAGAAACAGATCCTTTAAGAAAAGCCATACGGTTTTTACTACTATCAAACTTCACTTATTTAGGCAAAGGTGATACAATACGTTTAAGAATAGACCATTGTAAAAGAAACCTAATAAACAGAATAGAACCAACATTTAGCTATTTATCAAATGCAAAAATTACCAATGTTGATTTTAGAGACGTTTTAAATAAAATTTCTTTTCACCCAGATGTAACGCCAAAATCTGCTTGCTTCAATTATTTAGATCCTGTTTACCTATTTACAGAACATACTTATAAAGTGCCTAAATGGACTGTAGAAGATACAGAAGACTGTTTTAAAATAATGGACTCCAGCGGCATTAATTCTGCTATGTCTGAATTTGATATTGAACAAGTATTAGATTTTGCTTCTGACTACAAAATGAACGTGATCTATTTAAAAGAGCGCCAAAACCTAAAGAACAAAAGAAACGAAATTTTAATTACAAATTATGTTAAGCCAAAGCGCACAACATATTCATTAAACCTTTAAATAATATAAAGTATGAACAAACCAAAAATAGTCAATATGCCTTTTATGAGGTACTACGCTGTAGCAAGTGGTTTTGCTGGCGACCCAACCCATTTTGAAGATAAAATTGTTAGTGGTGAAAAGATACACACAATTAGAAAAAGCTACGATTATTGGGCTTCCAGAATTGATAATGCGCAAAAATCACCAGATAGTATATATAAGCTTAGTCTTTGGAGTGATAAGCCATATATAAGCAAACAATACCAAGCCCAAACAGGAATAGCACAAGATCTATGGTATGCGCCAATAAACTTTAAAAAGCTAAATGATGAAGTGCTATTAATTGATAATAAAGAATTTCCATTAGAGATCATAGCACATAATGATGGATTGAGTTTAGAAATATTTAGAGACTGGTTTAAGTCATTTGTTGATGATGACAAACCTAGCATAATAATAGGCTGGACTAATAACCCTTATAATTTATAAAAACAGCAATGCCAGAAAAGAATTTAGATCAAGAATATGTTGATAAAGGTATTGACTTTGGGCAATCGTCCAATTGGTTAAATGACCTTTCTAAAATCAATCCAAACGCACATTTTATAATTGATACACCCAAAGAACACATTATTGATAAATGGATAAGGGAACTTAGAGCAAATGGCTATGAATATGAAGATATGGTTAAGGTGTTCAGATTAGCAGCAGAAAAGATAGACAATTATAAAATCAATAATAACGATCTTTAGTTATGAAATCATAACCACCTACTATCAAAAGAGCAATTACAGATAAGATTAAAGTTATTTTACTAATGTTTTTTATACTACACTCTAAAGATGACTTTGCAGATTTGGTTAAGTTTTCAAGTGCTTTAAGACCTATTTGCTTTTTTGTTTCTACAACTTCAGAACAATCAATACTAAAATAAGCAACCAATGAAGCGATTAACACAATTATAGCGATTACATAAATTTTTTGTTTAAGCGAATAGAACATATAGTAAGGTTAAATTAAAAAATTAAAAACGGTTCTTATTTCTATAAATATAGTCATTGAACCAAGCGCCAAAAATCCACAGCACAATAAAAATAGGTATGTAGTACCATTCAAACATAAACTAAATATACTAATAAATATCAAACAATGAAGCTATACCAGATTATTATACTAAATGTTATTGTTTTTGCCCTTTCAAAATTCACTTCAATAATAGAAGTTAGCAGTTTATACGCACCATTTAATTACTCTTTAAATGGTGTTTTATCAGTTGTAAGTTATAGCTTTTTGCATAGTAGTTTTATTCATCTATTGCTAAATATGGCGCTATTAATTTTTATGGCAAACCTTTTAAAGTCCATTAACCAACATAAGCATCTACTAAAACTATATTTGCTTGGCGCAACTACTGGTGCTATTGCATTTTTAATATTTAGCACCTATTTCAATTACAACAATTCGTTAATTGGTGCTAGCGCAGCTGTAAGAGCAATAACACTGTTTACGTGCCTTGTATTACCAAATAAAACAATAGCAGTTTTTGCTTCAAGATTTAAACTAAAATATTTTGCAGTATTGATATTAGGCATAGATATTGCTGGTGTTCTACTCACAAATAATAGTGGTGGTTATATCTCGCACATTGGTGGTGCTATAGCTGGAGTATTATTTTTTGCTCAAAAGCGAATAATTAAAAAAGACTTTATTAATTTTAACACAAATAACCAATTATGAAAAGATTACTATTTATAGCACTTCTGTTTAGTTTTAGCCTTTCACAAGCACAAACTGTTGAAGAAATATTTGACCAGTATGCAAATACACATACCAGAAATAAAGACTTAAAAAAAGGCTTAGAACTCATTAAGCCTAAATGTATAGAAGAACCAACTGAAAGATGCAATAAAGTAAAAAGTATTATAATGTATCTAATCGCAGATAGGTATTTTAGGGCTGCTAATTCCTTAATAAATTTAGATGAAGAATTACATGTAAGTAGTTATAAAAAAGGACTGCAATACTATAATGAAGCTAATAAAGTCAATCCTGCTGAAAGTTTGAAACCATATACTAAAAATAAATTATTGGCATCTAAAAAAGAATACGAAGAAGCCACACAGTAAAACCCAATTTTGATTTTTGATTGCTTTGCTTTTACTTTGTGTGTAATGCAAAGAGAAACAACCATAAGACTATATGAAGCTATAAGACAAGAACACCAGCGCCTTTGTAATGTAAAAAGCTTTGGTGTTCAAAAGTACAGCAATGCCTATATCAAACACTACTTAGCAGATAAGTTTTTTAAGACCGTTAAAACCATAGAAGACATACTATTTTACAAATACGAAAAAAGAGCCAGTTAATTAACTGGTTTTTTTAGTCTAAAATGAAAGGTTGTTTTTCTACATTTACTTCTGCATTTCTTTGCTGTTCAATACAGCCATTTTTAGCACTATAATCTAATAAAATACAGCTATAGCTAATTCTGTATAAATTACCAGTATTACCAGTATCTACAGGTGCAAAGTTAATACGTCTCATTTCGCTGTAATTCTCACCACTTGTACCATGAAAGGTGGCATTTATTTTATCCATTAGATCTATAAAGGCTAAAGCGCTTTGCTGGTTATAAGCACCACTAAAGGTATCTAAAAAGGTTTCATAGTATAAATAAAAATCTACCTGTAAGTTTACTTTTTGCACTTTGTCACCAATATCTTCTGTGCTAATGGTGCGATATGAAACAAATAAAGCTGGTGTGCTAAATGGGTGTTCTTCTGTTAAAAAGTTTACTTGGTTGTGCCATAAATCAAACCATTCTATTTCTGGCATTTGCTTTTCTACAATTATTGCGTGTTCTTGGTATAAATCCTTCCAGTTTTGCATTTTAAAATCTATTTTAAAGTTGTTTAAATCGTGTTAAAATTTCTTGTATTACGTGGTCATTCCATTGCTGGGCAAAGGTGTTACTATGCCCCATAAATTGCCTTTGATATATTTTAATAGTCAATCGGTCTTTTTTTGTCAATGCCATAGCACGCCACATGCTTTTACCAGTAGCTTTATACATAAACCAAAAATATTTACGTGATCGTTCTGTAATAGGCACATTGAGTATACCACCTTCATTATGTATAGAAGCATAAGGTGCATCTGCTTCAAATGTTACACGTTCTTGTGTACTATTGGCTACATTGACAGAATTAAATAAATTGTTAGTGACACGTAATAGATTGTAGCTAATACTTTCTTTGCGTGGTTTCCAAGCTTCAAAAGCATTATCTGTAAAACCTTGCTTTTCAAAATTGCTGTGTATAAAGTCAATACCCATAATTTCGGCATCACTTTGTAAGTCCTTTAGCAACTGTTGGCTCATTGCCAAAAAGTCTGGAAATTGATTTTTTTTGCTCATTTTTTGTATATTTGCCTTGTAAGGAAGTTTGCGACGTAAAATGCAAGAACGTAACTTATAAAAAGGCAACTTTCGAGTTGCTTTTTTTGTGCCTACTTTTTACGTTTAATCACTTCTACAGTTTTACGGTCTTTTGATATTAAAATCACTTCTTTAATATTAGGGTATATATCGTTATTCTTTAGCTTTTCTATAACCGCAGTCTTCATTGTTTTAAATGTGTTTGGATTGTCTATTAAATCAATCACCACTACAGCTGTCTTTTGCTTATTAGCCTTTTTGAATATGTTTTTTAATAGCAATCCTTTAGGCGCTTTTAGATCTGCTAACTTTTTATCAATTAAGTATTCTGGGTTTTTTAATTTAGGAAGCACACGACCATCTATATGTGGTCTTATACTCACTGATTTTTTAACCGTGTCTGCAATTACCTTTGCCACTTCAAAATTGTGCTTTAGATCCTTAACATCTGCAAATGGATTTACAAATACTTTTGACCCATTTTTAGCTGTATATCTAGCCTTACCATAAGGTGCAATTAGCTTAAAACTTTCAAAGGCTTTTTTAAAGCTGTCTTTATCTTTTTTAGGAAATACAAAGTATGGGTGTTCTGGTGAAAATATCACACCAGTTTTACCAACATTTATACTAAATTCTGGATCTATAAAACTTATATCTGGTGCTGGTTCATCACTGGCTTGATTGGTTTGCACAACATAGCAACGACAACGCCAGTCATTAGGTGGGTAAATCTTATTCCATATGGGATCATCAATATGTGCTGTAAAGTTGTGTAGTTTCTGGTGATCGTCACGTACGTGTTCATCACCTACAGTTTTATATTTTAAGTATGGGAAGCGGTCACGGTTACGCTCAAAAGTCTGCCATTTACGTGCCATTTGTGCAGATGCTTTTGCGGTCTGGTATTCGGCTTGTAAATAATTGACATTGTATTTAGGGTGTACAGTTAATACAGCATTTTTGAAGCTGGAAAAAGAACGTTCTTTACCATTTTCATCTACTAAAAGACTATTGAAATGCTGTAACTGTTGAAAGGTTTTAGCAGCACTAAACTGGTAAATATTTTGTCGCAGCTGTTGTACTGTCTTATTGTGGCTTTTGCTGTAACTATCGTAATTCGCACCATAACCTTCAGTAGCAGCTTTATTAAGCTGGTTAAAGGTTTTTTGCAATAAATCTTTGTCTAAATCACTTGGTTTTAGTTGACCATTATGTAATTGTCTGGCAATACGTATAATGGTTTTATTCCAATAGTTCAGATCTACTGCTAAAGGTTCTACAGACCCATGTGAACATACAGGCTTTTCATAATAAGCTTCAATGTTAGCAACAGCTTCAGTAACTACTTTTTTTTTTGAGGTTCTGGCGTTGGTTCTGGATCTGCCTCTGGTGTGTCCATAGCCTTTTTTAAGCCAGTAATGGGTATTCCTGTACGTGTAGCTAATTCTTTAATATCTATTTCATAATACGCACTTAAATCTTTAACCGCTGCTATGTATTGGTCTAATGTCAAGTTTTCGGTATCATCCCATTCAAACTTTAGATTGGCTAAAGGTGCATATACAGGACTTAATTTTACAAGGCGTGGTATTAGTTGGTTATTGATGATAACCTTTACAAAAAACTTATCTAACTTATGCTTTGTTGCTAAAATAGCTGCGTGTACTTTGGCAGCGCCAACATGGCTTTTTTCATCACTTGTACCTGTACCACCTAAAATACGTTTAGATAGTTCACTATTAGCACGTTCAATGAGTTTGTCAAAAATATCAAAAGAACCACCACCAGTATCTTTGCCAATTTCAAACTTTTCTTGTCCACGACCCACCATAAAGTTGTTGGACTTGAAATTTAACAGTGCATTGTACAGCTGGTCTAAACGTGCTTGGTCTTCACGGTCTGTTATTGCAAAAATTGGTGGTACACCATACTTTTCTATGTAGTCTAACCAAGACCCAAAGCCTAATTTTTTAGCCAGTACGATTGGCGCAAGCTGTGCATACATCCCAAGAAAATCATCTTTACCAATTTGGATGTATTGATCTTTTAAAACACCTTCTTTATAGTTCCATCCTGTAGTACCACCAGCTTCTTTTGTAATTATCCCTTTTGATGGTATTACGTGTGCTTTAGGTACTTCTGTGATAGTCTCTAAATGCATGTTTTCGTCTAAGTCATATAATTCAATCACTTTAGAACCTTGAAATTTTGAACGCAGACACACCCCAATAAAATCTATAAACCACATTGCTTCAAACAGTTCTTTGGCTTCTTCATTTTCTTTACCAGATTGATCTGTAAACTTAAATGGCGTGCCTTGTACTGGTTCTATTCGGTTTTCTATAGTAGCTACTAAATGATTGTCTAATTCCAAATTTTGGTATAGCTTTTCTAATTCATTAAAATTAGGTTCTTCTGGGTCGCTGGCTAATGTTAGTGCTAATTTCCAATCTGCAAGCGTTTTGGCTTGCATATTAATAGCTTCTTTTTCTGTTTGATAACTTAACGCTTTGTTGCTACCAGACTTTGTTGCTGCTACTACTCTTAATGTTTTTTCATCGGTGTTGTTAAAAACATACTTTGCAACTGCGTTATGTATAAATTTTGGTATTCTCATTATATATAAAAATCTGGATTAGTATTATTGCCAAACATAGGCGCTACTGAAGTTGTGCCATCGGTATTTGTTGGACTTGGTAATTCTAGTTGTAATTTTCCAGCATTTAGCATAGTCAATTGCTTCATTGCCCAATCATAATTATCTTTTACATCTGTTGGTACTTTACGTGCTGCATTACGACCAAAGATTTTATGCAATGTTAACTTGGTTAATATATCTGCTAGAAATTCATCACGTACAGGCTGGTCTTCATCAAAAATTAAATCGGTGTTATAACGCCCTTTAAGCATCGTTTTAATGACACCAATACATTTTAATTCTGCATTACCAATAACATCTTCATCATCCTTTGTACTTTCATCAATGAAACGCTGGAAACTATCGGTTAATAAATCATCATCTGTTAAATAAATCATATGCGTTCGTTTTTAGGTAACATCTTACCTTGTTTGTATATGTTTGCACCTTCTGGTACATTGTAAGTCTCTAATATGCTTATGCCTTGCTGGTGTGTATCTGGAAAATCATCATGTGTTTTATAATTTGGTTCTATACCCAGCAATTGCATTATACCAACCTGTATATCATTATTTGCTTTTAACCTTTCAAAATAGAAAATGCGGTTGTTTTGATAATATGGGTGTAGGCTTAGAATACGATCATATTTTTTAACCTTTGGCACAAAAAGCTTGGTGATATTTAAGATGATGCCATAAGCTTCTTGCGTTTCTTTTATAACACGTTCCACTTCATCATTCCAAAATTGTGCTTCAAACTTCCAATGTACTATAACAGTAGGTGGCAATGCTTTTTGAAAAGCACACATATATGCCACAGCTTCACGCATTTTGCATTTTTTTACAAAGCCATCAATCACATAAAAGTTTTTTTGATATAGCCCTTGTACTGCAATTGCATTATAATCACCAGTACTTTTACCACTATATGCTACATCCCAAGTACCAACTATATGTTTGAATTGATTTAACCTAAGATGTTTGCAGTATTGTATGTGTTCGGCTTTAAATATCTCACCTTCTATATGTGGCTTTTGTAAATATTCTGCTTCTAAGGCAAGTGTACCTATCTCATTTTCCAATTCTTTGTAATAGGTGTCGCTATATTTTGCAGACCAAGTAGGTTTATAAGTAATAGGATCATACGCCTTAACGTGGTTAATTTTCCATTTTGGGTGTCGTTCCTGTAGCTTGGTTTGTATCATTACAGGTGCAAAACGATTGTTAGCATAAATAAAACGTCTTATATCACCATCCATAGTTGGTATCAAATCACGTTCAATCCATTTTACATACTCATTTTGGCGTTTTGGGTTTTTGATACTTTCTTTTGTCTCTAAATCGTCTACTACAATGTAGTCTGGTCTTCTACTTTTAACACGCAGACCACGTACCGATTGCCCAGCGCCAAGTGCTTTACCTACAAAACCACTTTTTGTAATAAAAAATCCTTTTTCCCATTGCCCAATATTCATTTGTTCGCCAAAGTCATGTATAATTTTTGGGTTGGCTTCAAATTCGGCACGCAAATCTTCTAACAGTTCACTAGCACGGTCTTTGCTTACGGTTACAATAACCATATAATGTGCTTGGTCGTTCATCCATAACCAAAAAGGAAGTAACACATCATCCATAACAGATTTACCAAAGCCACGTGGCAATTCATCAAACTTTTTAATAGTTGGGTTTTTTAATACCTGTTTAACAGCTTTTAAATGGCATTCTGCTGGCTCGCATGTTGCATAATGTGGAAAGTATTGTTGACACATAAAAGCATAGTCTTTTTTAGCACGCTCAATACGTGCCTTTTGTTCTGCTTTGGTTTCAAAAGCGTTTACAGTGCCAGAACTTCTGGCAAACTCCAACCGCTTTTTATAGCGTTCTAATGCTCTTTTGTCTTCTTTTCTCATTATCCTTTTACAATGTTTTCTGGAGAAATGAATTTATTACCACGTTTTACGTGTATTTTATTGGTGTCAAACTCAAACCAAATATTGGTAACAACCTTGCCTTTGTACAACTTGGATTTTGCGCCTTGAACTTTCTTTTTATAAAGAATTTCACCAACCTTATAATTAGCACCTTTTTTAATGAAGTACGCCCCTATTTCTAGGTATATTTCTTGTGCGGTTGCCTTGTTAGCGATAAGGCTTATAATCTTTTTTAAAAGTGTAAATTTCATATTATCCTATTGTAATGCTTACTTTGTTAATGTGCTGGTCTTGAAAATCTAAAGTGTCTTGATATAGTTTTGGATCAAAAGCCAAAAGGTCTTTAAACACTTCTTCCATAACATGTATGTAGTTTGATAGCGACACTTTATTGTCTTTATCAAAGTTTTCTAGTGTTTTATTCCATTTGCTAATGGCATCATCAAAGCCAACAATTTCACGTTTAATTTCACTAATCTGTTCTTTTATAGATTTTTCCGTGTCCTTGTCCTTTTGTTCTTGGGCTTTGGCTAAATCAAGCTTGTATTTATTTAAGGTAGTTCTGGCGGTGCTTCTGTCTTCAATAATATCATCAATCACTTCTTTGATATTATCAATACGTTTATCTATACCATTTTCTTTGGCATTTCTTAATTCCTTCCAACCATATTTTGCAATCCAAGCGCCAACCGTTTTTTCAGTAAGGGTTAATTTTGCAGCTATCCATTTAGCTGTTTTACCTTGTTCTATATAGTAAATTCGTGCAAGCTGCTTTTCTTTTTCTTTTGCCATCCTACCTTATAATTATAGGTCAAATATCTACCAATATTAATGGCTATAAAAAGCTATAAAGTGTAATGGTTACTGAGTACTACCAAAAAAAGTGTAAAAAACTACCATTTTGATTTAGTGATTTTTTTGGGCGGTGATATTACAGCACATTTGTCTTGTAATTAAGCGTAAATGAAGTCACAAAAACACATCATTATTATAGGTTCTGCAAAGCCAGATGGCAAGGCAAAACCATTACAACTTACAGCTGAAAGTAAGGATGGTAAAGCTTATATACGCATTATAGGACGTATAGCAAATTGGAATGCCAATAACTCTAGTGATTTTCAGAAAAAGGTAGACGAACTATTAAAAACACATACAGAAGCAGATGTGTATATAAATAGTAATGGCGGTTCTGTATTTGAAGCGGTTGAAATTAACAACCAGCTAAACCGATTTAAAAAAGTCAATATTACTGTAGGTGCAGCAGCTGCCAGTGCAGCAACTTACTTTACTGCTTGTCACCACACCAGTGCTTATGTCAATTCGCAAATAATGATCCATAAGCCAATGCTTGGCACATTTGGTAATGAAGACCAGATAACTAAAGAATTAAAGCTACTTAAAAGTGTTACCAAAGATTATTTGGCAAAATATGCTAAAAAGACAGGTAAAACCAAGGCTGAAATTGAAGAACTATGGAAGGGTGGCGATCACTGGATGAGTGCAGAAGAAGCTAAAGAAGAAGGCTTTATTGATGCTATTATTGATGAAGAAGGCACAATTAGCGCAGAAGATGTAACTATACTAGAAGCTTGTGGCGCACCTATTCTACCAAAAGCAACAAAATCAAAAATAAATAATAGACAAATCATGGACAAAGAAGAACTAATTGCCTTTTTAGGCTTAGAAGCTAATGCTACAGATGAACAGATTGAAGCAGCAAAAAAAGCTATGAAAGTAGATGCTTTAAAACAACGTGAAACTGTTGCAGCTAAAGAAGAAACTGAAACAACAGAAGCAGAACAAAAAGTAAATGCTTTGGTTGATGAAGCGATTACTGCTAAAAAAATTACAGCAGATCAAAAGCAAACCTATGTGGATTTAGCAACCGCAAATTATGATGCAGCTAAAACTGCATTAGATGCAATGGTTACTAAACCAAAGTTAAGTAAAAACTTAACGCCAGCAGATGGTAATGATGCTTTAGAAGCATCACGTAAAGACTGGACTTTAGATGATTATATAGATAAAGACCCACAGGCTTACGAAAAGATGAAAGTAGAAAACCCAGAACAAGCTGAAGCTTTAGAAGCAGCCTATTTTGGTGACAAGTAATTAACAAAAACAACAGATATAAAAAGTAGAACAATGAAAAACGTAGTATTCAAATCCTTAAAATTCACATTATCACTTTTAGCGGTGCTATGTGTAACGGTATTTAGTCACGCATTTAATGGTGAAACAGAAGCAGCTGTGCAAATTGCCAGTGCTGCAACTGTGGCATTGCCAGCAAAGAACCAATTGGCAGAACGTGAAATGATAAAGCAATTGCGCCACCAGCACACGTGGGCATCTGAAATTAGATCAAAGCAAAGTTGGGTTAATAATGATGTCATTAAAATACCTAAACGAGGTGAAGCGCCAAAGGTTTTAATCAATAACACGCAATACCCTATTCTTAAAAATAATCGTGATGACAGCCACGTAATTGTAGGTCTTAACAAGTTTGATACTGAAAACACTATAGTTACAGATGATGAACTTTACGCATTACCATATGAAAAGAAAAGTGATGTGCAAATGCAACACCGTGAAACATTGGAAGATGAAACAATGGAATATGGTATATGGGGTTTAGCACCACAAGTAAATGATGAAGACAACAACGAATTTGTATTAGAAACTACAGGTGAAGACGATGGTACAGGACGTAAAAAACTAACTACCAAAGACCTTAGAAAGCTACAAGCCAAAATGAACAAAAAAGGCATTAGCAAAAAAGGTAGAATATTAGTATTAACAGATGACCACGTAAGCGACTTGCTAGAAGAAGATAAAAATTTCTTCACACAATACCACAACCATAAAGAAGGTATGATAAGTGGTAAATACTATGGCTTTAAAGTCTATGAAGACAGTACAACTCCAGAATATGATGCCGCTGGTGCAAAATTACCATATGGTTCTGCTACTGTTGGGCGCAAGTCTTCTATAGTATTTCACAAAGGAAGCACAGCCAAAGCAGCTGGTACTGTAAAAAGATATGCACGTGATGCTTCTGAAGATCCAGAATTAAGAGAAAGCACCATTGGTTTTAGAGTGTACCACATCATTGTGGCATATGGTATTGAAGGTAGTGCAGCAATCATATCTGGTCAAGTATAAAAGAGTTAAAGGGCTGGCTAACTTATAGCAAGTAGCCAGCACCCTTAAAAGGGTTTCACTATGAGAAGCATAGACTATTTAGTAGTTCACTGTAGCGCCACAATTGAGGGCAAAGATTTTGATGCAAAAGCTATTGATGCTTGGCATAAAAGACGTGGCTGGTCTGGTATAGGGTATCATTATGTAATAAAGCTTGATGGCACTATTGAAAAAGGTAGACCAGATGCCAAGATTGGTGCGCATGTTAAAGGCTATAATAGAAAAAGCATTGGTATTTGTTATATCGGTGGTTTGGCTAAAAATTTAGCGCCTAAAGACACAAGAACACCACAACAAATAGCTGCTTTAAAACAATTGTTGATCGAGTTAAAGACCAGACACCCAAAAGCTGAAATTAGAGGGCATAGGGATTTTTCCAAAGACTTAAACGGTAATGGCATTATAGAACCTTTTGAATTTATAAAAGCGTGTCCATGTTATGATGCTTACAATGAATATAAGAACTTATGCGATTAATCAAGTACATTTTATTTATCACTTTAATATTAGTTGCCTTTTCTGGTTGCAGAACAGCTAGACCAGTATCGCAAACAAGGGTAACTAAAACAGATAGCACCAGTACTAAAGTTACATATCAAAAAAAGATTGATACCCTTACTGTTGCTGCTGATAGCTTAAAGATTAATGTACCTATTGCCAGTTTAACAGAAGTGCCAATTGTTGCTAAATCTAAATCTGGACGTTCAACAGGATCTGTAAGACGTGTAAAAGATAATATTGAAGTTGAATGCTTTACAGATAAATACGAAAAAATTATAGAAAGCCAGAACAAGATAATAGAAACCCTTATAAAACTTACTGAAGTTAAAGAAACAAAAGAAACTAAAACGGAATTTAGAACCCATTGGATTTACAAAGCATTGTCTTGGATTGGCATTTTAGCTGTTGTCTTGGTAGGTGGTAAATTCTTATTAAAACGATATTTAAAACCATTTTAAACAATGAAAAAATCATACAGTAAATCCGAAATTAAAGAGCAGTCAAAAGAGGTATTTAAAAATTACCCAACTGCCAAAGTTGCTTTTGCAACTACAGATGGTCAATTTTTCTTGAGTGAAAACCGTGCAAACCTTCACGCTACAGCAGAAGGCAAGGTTTTTAAAATAGAAAATGAAAACGTGCAAGAAAAAGAAGCACCTAAAGCTATTGTAAAGGGCAATAAAAATGCTGCTAATACTAATGATGATAGAGCAGCTAAAATGCAGCAAGCCAAAAAAGAAGTAAAAGCATTAGTTGAAACCATTGCCACTTTAGAAACTGTTGAAGCAGTTAATGAAGCTGTAAAAGGTAAAACCGCTAAATCTGTATTAAAAGCAGCAGCAGCACGTATTGAAGTGCTAAACAATGAAGCTGCAAATAACACAGGTGAAGATGATGCTACTGCAACTGGTGCTTCTGAAGAAGAAGAATAAAAATAATTAAAGCAAAAACGATATGAGTTTTAAAGGCGTAAAAATTAACAAACAAAACGGTGGTTTAGGTCGTAGAAATGCTACTACAGATGCTGTAATGGCATTGATAGTGGGTATGCCTACAGCTGGTACTACTGCCGAATTAAATAAAGCCTACAAGTTACTGCAACCTAGTGATGCAGAAGCTTTAGGTATAAATGCTTCTTTTGATGCCAATAATGGATTGTTGGCATTTAATGAAGTCAATGACTTTTTTACCTATAGCCCAGATGGTACATTATATTTAATACCTACTACAGCTGGTTTAGAAGCTAGTGCAATTTTAGAAGAAGATGCACTAAAAGCAGCTATTAGAAGCCAAAAGGATATTAAAAGTATAGGTGTTATAGGCGCTACTTCTACAGTGGCAACTTTGATAAATGAAGTTGAAGCAGTACAAGCTGTGGTTGATGCTTTTGCATTAGAAAACAATTACATAGATGCTATTGTTTTAGAAGGTAAAGCTGGTGATGCTGTTTTAACAATAGCGAATTACCCAGATTTTCGTGCTGAAAAAGCACCCAATGTATCTGTTAGTATAGCACAAGATCCAGCTGTTGCTTCAGTAGATGCTGCATATGCTAAAAATGCAAGTGTTGGTGCTGTATTAGGTATGCTTGCTGTAAGACAAGTCAATGAAAATTTAGGAAGTGTAGACATCTTAAATAAGCCAGATGGATCTAAAGGCAAAGAAGATTACCCTTTAACTGTTTTGGGTACAGATCGTTTTGCTTCTGCTGCGCTTAGTGATGGTACACCCTTTGATGATTTAACGCCACAAGAAATTAAAGAACTTACTAACAAAGGTTACATCTTTGCTGGTGCTTTTAATGGGTATGGTGGCATTTTCTTTAATGGTTCACCAACTTGTGTAGAAAAAGCAAGTGACTATGCGTATATAGAAAACAACAGGGTTTGGAATAAAGCAGCACGCTTAATTCGTACGACACTTATACCTAAAGTAAAAGGTATCGTTAAAAAAGACCCAACTACAGGTTTTATTAGAGCAACTACCATTTCTGCATGGCAAGGTTTATTAAACAAAGCTATGGAAGCAATGATTGTTGATAATGAAATATCTGGTTTTGACTTCTATATAAACCCACAGCAAACATTAACTGAAGACAGCCCATTAAAAATTGAAGGCAATATTGTTGTAGATAGTATTGTGTTTGAATTTGAATTTGATTTAGGATTAACTGATAAATTATAAAGATATGCCAACAACAACGATTATAAACAAGTTTGGTAAGCTAACTGGCTGGAATAGCATTACAGCTAATATGCTAAACAGAGATTTAGAAGGCGTTACTGAATTAGCTTACAGTGACGAAACAGACAAGAAGAATTATAATGGTGCTGGAGGTTTTCCAGTAGGGCGTGGTGATGGTAACACAGAAGCCAAAGCTTCTATATCATTATACAAAGAAGAAGTTGATGGACTTTTAAACGCATTACCAGCTGGTGGGCGTTTGCAAGACATTTTACCATTTGACATCACCATTAATTACGAAAAACAAGATGGTTCTTTACAAAAAGACCGTATTAGAAATTGTGAGTTTATGGGCAATGGTGTTGATGTTAAAAACAATGATGGTGCTATTGTAACCAAGTATGATCTTTTAGTATCACACATTGAATGGAACGTAATATAAGATAGCTATGGAATACCAGAAGTACCAAGATATTACACCAGAACAAAATGCACAATGGGAAGCTAAATATGGCAAAAGTCGTGTTAGTGATTTAGAAGTTGTTGTTGATGACAAAACTTACCGATTTGTGTTACGCAAACCAGATCGTGCTGTATTAAAAGCCATTGGAAGGCACGCAGCCAAAGAAGATGTGGACAAAGTAAATGATGTGCTTATTAAAAACTGTGTTTTAGGTGGTGATATGGAAGCTTTAGAAAAAGATGGTGAAGTGTATTTAGAAGTACTTGAAAGTGTTAACCTTTTAAAATCTAAAGCTAAAAGCACCATAAAAAAGCGCTAGACCTTTACACCTTAAAGGTCGAAGAAGACAAGGAACAAGAAGACCACCAATTTATACAAAAAGTAAATGCCCTTCTGCGTTCACATTTCGGTGTAACTCCAGAAAAATTAAGCAATAAGAAATGGGCTAAACTTTATAAAGAGTATTTGTATGTAAAAGGTGTAGAGTATAACAACCTATATAAGGTCATAGAAACAGCAAACAAAAAAGCATTAGCTGAAATTTTAAGTAAAGTATTAAATGGGTAGCAGTAAAACAAGTTGGGTTTTTGAATTAATAGATAAGGTGACTGCGCCAATGAGAAATGTTGATGCCAGTACCAAAAATGTTAATAAAACGCTTAAAAATGTAACACGTGCTTTAGATGACATGGACGATGCCACTAAAACTACTGCGCAACGTGCCATTAAAAGCTTTAATGATCTTACTGAAGAAGTTAAAAAGGAAGAAAAGCAAATTGACAGCCTTAAAAGTCGATTAAAAAGCTTGGGCGATACTATTGACCCACTATTAAAAGCGCAAATTGACTTTGATATTAAAACTGCTGAAACTAAAGTTAGACGTTACAAAGAACAATTAGTTGAAGTACAGCACGAACTAGAAGAAATTGAAAAAGCACCCAATGCTGAAAAAATGAAGGCAAATTGGGGTGCAGCTGTTGTAGTGGCTAATCAAGCTGTTGAACTGGTCAATAAAGCTATTGATGGGTTACGCTTTACTACAGAAATTAATGATTTAAGCACTACTATTGAGCGCTTTTCTGGTACATCTGGTAAACAATTAGATGACCTTACTGCTAGAGCCTATAAGTTAGGTGCTGTTTTTAAAGAAAACCCAGAAGAAATTGCTAAAGCAGCAAATGCCATGACCAAGCAAATTGGCGGTTCTTATGAAGAAAATTTTGCACTTATAGAAGCTGGGTTTGAAAAAGGCGCAAATCTTAATGGTGATTTTATAGACCAGCTAAAAGAATACCCAACATTTATTAATCAAGTGGGCTTGTCTCAATCACAAGCGATTGCTTTAATGGCAAAGGCTGGTAAAGATGGTATTTTTTCAGATAAAGCCATTGACAGTATTAAAGAAGCAGATTTGTCTTTACGTGAAATGGGCAAACCCCAAGTAGAAGCATTAAAAGGCATTGGCTTAGAGGTTAAAGACTTGGCTGGTAAAACCACTTTTGAAGCTGTACAAATGATTAGTAAAGCAATGGATGGTGCAACTACCAATGCAAAACAATTAGTACTGGCAGATATTTTTAAAGGTGCTGGTGAAGATGCTGGGCTTGGCTGGATTGAAGGACTAGCAAATGTTGATTTAGATATTAATAATATACCATCTGTTGAAAGTGCTGGCAGCAGTATTAGAGGGTGGTTAGCAGATGTTAAAAGCTCGTTTACCAATACATTTGGTGGTATTGCATCAAGTGTTGTTGAATTAGCACCAGTAGCTTCTGGTATTGCTTCAATGATACCTATACTTTCAAGTCTTACCAAAGTCACCTGGCTGCAAAACGTAGCCACTAAGGCAATGACATTATCTACTAGAATTTTAGGCACAACCATTTTGGGTACACCTATTGGCTGGATAATGGCAGCTATTGCAGCATTGGTTGGTGGTATTATGTGGTTATCTGACAATGTTACTGGCTGGGGTGAATTTTGGAAGCACACATGGGAAGGTGCAAAACTCTTATTTATGGGGTTTGTAGAAGGTATAAAAGCCAACTTTAATACAATGATAAATGGCTTAATGATCGGTATAAATATGATAAAATTGGGTTGGTACAAGTTTAAACAAGCAATGGGTATTGGTGATAGTGCCGAAAACCAAAAAATGCTGGATCAAATTAATGCCGACACAGAAGCACGTAAAAACTCTATTGTAGATGGCTACAAAAAAGCAGCTGAATTAGGCATTAAAGCAAAGGATGAATTTTTAAAGGCTGGCGGTTCTTTGAAAATGAAGAAAAAAGAAGAAGAAAACACAACTTCTTTAGTGCCAGATGGTGGTACAGGAAACTTTACCAGGCGTTTAGATGGTAGCCAAGACCCAGCATCAAAAGGTGGTTCTGGCGGTTCTAACTTATCTGGTAAAGGTAGTAATGCTGGCAAACGAATAACAATGAATTTAGAGATTAAAAACTACTTCAATATTGCTAATAATTGGCGTGATGAAGTTGATAAAATTTCTGATGCAGTAACAGGTAAAATTAATGATAAACTGCGTGATGCGGTAATAAGCTTATAATGACTACAAATTTTGACATAGCAACTTTATTAAGCAATGTATTTGGTGTTAATACTAACACTTTTGTATTGCCAAGCGATGCACCACAAAATAGTGATGTTAGATATGCTTCAATTCCTGTTAGAGAAAAAAAGGAAGCTAAAAAGATGTCATGGCTGGGCACACCTATTATTTACCCAACAGTATTTAAAGGTGGTTCTTATCAACAATATAATCAAGGTATTTTAGAATTAAAATCATTGAATGATTTTGATATACCACCAGCGACTTTAATTGATTTTAGACGTTCGCAAAACATTACTAAAACACGATTAATTGGTAATACTGGTACGGTAAAAGAAATATATGGTTTTGATGACTGGCAAATACGGTTTCGTGGTTTGTGCTTAGACACACCACAAATGAGTGCCTATGAGCAACAGCAAGAATTATTAAAGTGGATAAATTTAGCAGATAGCATTGAAGTCATAGGCGAACTATTTATAGATAAATCCATTTACAGGCTGGTTATAGAAGATACAAGTTTCAGACAACCAGAAGGGAAACAAAATGTAATACCCTTTGAGATTTCAGCAGTTAGTGATGAACCAATAGAATTAGGGAACTAATGGTTTTATCAATGAACGCTAGAATTACACTACCAGCATTTGAAGGTAGACGTGAATTAATAATACATCAAGTTTCGGCAATAACAACTGAAACAAGTTTTAAACAATTAACAGACAGGGCAACGGTAACATTGCCCAGAAATGTAAAGTTCTTTGACAAGTATAAAGTGCGTGAGATTTTTAGACGTGGCACACCAATTAAAATTGAATTTGGTTACAACGGTGATTATGTAACAGAATTTGAAGGTTATATAACACAAGTATCTGCTGGAATACCCATAGTAATTACTTGTGAAGATGAAATGTGGAAATTAAAGCAGTTGCCAGTTAACGTAAGTTTTAAAAATGTGACCCTTCAAAAGCTTCTTGAAACCATTGCACCAAATTATGATGTAGATGCATTAGAAGGTGTTGAACTTGGCGGTGTGCGATATGCTAATAGTACTGTAGCATTAGTGCTAGACAAGCTAAGTAAAGACCCTTACAATTTGTATAGCTATATGAAAGGCAAGCAGCTGGTATGTGGTAAATACTATGCGGATGATACAGAAGAAGACGTAGTTAATTTTCATTTAGAGCGTAACGCTGTAAGTAATGATCTAAACTATAGAAATGAAGAAGATATTATTTTAAAAATTAAAGGGGTGTCTGTCTTAAAAAATGGATCTAAAGTTGAAGCAGAAATTGGTGAAGATGGTGGTGACAGATACCAATTAACCTACTACAATATTGAAGCAAAAGCAGAAGTATTAAGACTTTTAGAAAAAGATTACGAAGTTAAAAAGCGTGGTGGTTTTGATGGCAGTTTTACAGCTTTTGGCGTGCCAAGTGTAAGACACGGTTTAAAGGTAAATATAACCAGCGAACTATACGAAGACAGATCTGGAGTGTATTATATCGAAGCTGTAAACAAAACCTTTGATAAAGCTAAAATTAGGCAAGAAATAACACTTGGTGGCGCAGTATGAAAAGAGAAGGACAAGAATTAAACGAGTTGACAAAGCTTTTAGATTTAAAAGCCAAAGGCAATGCCAAGATACAAACACATTGGGCTGAAGTTGTAGAAGTCGATTGGAATAATAAAACGATGACTGCAAAAGGCTTGGCTGACAATTTAGAATTTTATGATGTGTTACTTGGTATAGGTTCTGTTTACAAAAAACCAACAGTTGGTGCTAAATGCTTGATCGGTTTAATACTCAACAATGAAGCAGCAACATTTTTAATAGAAGCTGAAGCTGTTGAAGAAGTATCTATTGCAGTTGGTGACAATGAAGTACTTTTTGATGTTGACAAACTCAATGTAACCATAGGTACAAGCACTTTTAAAATTGATGATAGTGGATTTTTGGTAAAGCGGAATAATGAAACTTTAAAGAAAGTCCTAAATGATATGATTGATGAACTAAATAAAATAATAGTAATACAAGGTACAAGTATAAATGTACCAGCAATGAATGCGATTAAACAGCGGTTAAATACTGTTTTAACATAATATGATTACAGAAGCACAATTAGCAAATTTATTAGAACAAGCCTATCATGTAGAAGCAGATATTGCGGTTACACCAGAACAGGCAAGAAGACGTATTGCAGAAAAACAAGCAGCAGCTGTTGCCCAATTTGTTATTGGACGTACAACAACGGTTACTGGTGTTGCAAGTGATGGTGCTACTGTAACAGGAACTGGAACAATTGATGGCTAATGGAAGATATATTATTAGATGATAATGATGACCTAATTATAGAAGATGGTGATTTTAAGCTTGGTGATAGTTTAACCCAAGATGTGGGTATTATACTTAGGCTAAATCAAGGTGAACTAAAAAGTGATCCATTGCTTGGCGCTGGTATTATACGATTAATAAACAGTAGTATTGATGATGACGAATTACAAACAAGAATAAAGCTACACCTACAGCGTGACGGTAAAGATTATGAAGACATTAAAAAATACATAACACTAAATACTAGAAGAAGCTAATGGAATTTGTAACACAATACCTGGTAGAAATATTAACAGGTACTAACATTACTGCTATAGTGGTTTGGCTTTTTGATCGTAAAAAAAGAGCCAACCAGTACGCACAGCTTGTCGCTGAATTAAAATCTAAAGAAACTGAAAATGATAAATCCGTTGTGGATCTATACCAAGAAGCTTTAGATGATTTAAAAAAGCGTTATGATGTGAAATTTGAAGAATTAAGCGCAGAATTAAAGACCTTAAAAACAAACTTGGATTTGTGGAAAGGTAAATACAGAACGCTTAAAAAAGAATTTGACGATTACAGAAAACAACACGAACCAAAAAGTTAATGAAGCCTATAGTAATATATAATCAAAACCTTCTGGATATAGCTATACAAGAATATGGCGACCCTTGCGCTGCGTTTGATTTGGCATTACAAAACAATATCAATATTACAGATGCTTTGCCAGTAGGTTCTGCAATAGAACTAGCTACTAGTAATCATTTAAACAATGATATTCTACAATATTACAAACGAAAAAGAATGAACCCAGCAACTAATGTTGCTGGTATTAATAACAGCAATGAATTTCAAGGCATAGATTATATGCAAATAGATAACACTTTTAAGATAAGGTAATGAATAAACAACAGGGTATTTATGATGATATGGTTGCTCAAAAAGAGCATTTAGAAGCATTACAAGGTATAACTTCAACTAGTAAAGTTTCTGTGTTTGGAGCAATATTATATGTGGTTTCATTTGCTATCGACACCTTACATTCAATGTTTGAAGCTTTTAAAGAACAAGTAAGAACACTATCTAATGAGAATGAACGACGTAATCCAAAATGGTATCAACAAAAGGGTTTAAATTTTCAATTTGGACACCAATTAGTTGAAGGTAAAGATTATTATGACAATACTGCATTTACTGATGATGAAGTAGAGGAAAGCAAAATCGTAAAGTATGCTGTTGCTGTAGAAGAAAGTGATAAATCTACTTTGTATATTAAAATTGCTAATGCAGATAAACAACCTTTAACAAATGAGCAATTAGAAGCTTTTAAAACGTACATGAATGAAGTTGCAGATATTGGTGTTCACATGACTATAAGAAATGAAGTATCTGACAACTTAAAATTAAACTTGAATGTTTGGTATGATGGCACACTACTAAATGAAGATGGTGTTGCTTTGATTGAATCTAATATGCCAGTTAAAGAAACAGTTGAATACTTTTTATCTAACTTAAATTTCAATGAAGAATATATTAACATGAAACTTATTGATGAACTACAACAATTACCGTCAGTCAAAATAGCTGAAGTTGTAGAAGCATCGTATAAACACGGTAATATTAATTGGCAATTGATAAAAGGAAGATATACCCCATATGCTGGACATATTAGTATTAACAATTCTGATTTACAAATTAATTATATCAAATACTAATGCAAAACTTTTACAACATAGATGTTTATAAGTTTATGGTGCAATTAATACCTACGTTTTGGCGAAAACCAAAGTTCATGGCTTTAATTAACATTATGGCTACTCAAATCCAAAAAGTACATTATGAATTTTTTGAATTTATTAATTCATATGAAACAGGTGTAAAATCACAAAAATGCGAATTACAAGCCTTGATAAATAAATGGTTTGATCCATACTTAAACCGCATTGTGTTACGAAATGTTATACCAAACTATGATAACTTTTTATTATGGAAGGAAAACGAAAACAAGCCACAAATGATAGGTAATGAAGTGCCTTTTTTACTTCAAAACGATAATAATTTATTGGTAAGCACGATTAGTTTTGAAGTTGTTTTACCAATTGGTTATAGTCTCACAAGTAGTCAAGAAGATTTATTAAAGTTAATAGTGAATAAGAACAAATTACCATCAAAAAAATATAGAATAATCAATGAATAAAATCAATTTCACACATCAAGATAGCTTTCCGTTTACAATTAAGTCAGCTGACTTTATGCAGAATACTATGCATTTATTATCAAAAATAGTTGCAATAGGTGGTGATAATTATGTGTTAAGCGGATGCGAAGAAGACAATGCCAATAATGTTACAGATGGCTATGTAATAATTTCTGGAGAAATAATGCCATTTAAAGGTGATTTGAAGACTGATAAAATAGCTATAATAGAAGACAGGGAAACAGTATCTGCTTTTGGTGTAGATTATACAGATGCTTATATAACACGATATGCCACATTTTCAAATACTGGTAATTTGAATTGGTCAGATTTTCAGCGCATTATAAGTAATCAAGAACTTTGGCAACGTGTAAAAGATATAAAAGGTGATCCACCTGGCATAAGAGCTAGTTGGTGTGGATTTATTGATAAAATACCAAGCAATTACATGTTATGTGATGGACGCACTCTCAATATAGACGAATATCCAGATTTATTTGAAAACATTGGAACTTCATTTGGTGCTGTAGGAACTTCACAGTTTAAGATCCCAGATTTAAGAGAAAAATTTATTGTTGGTTATTCAGGTAATGGTGACTATAGTCAAATTGGACAAACAGGCGGTTTAGATGAAGTAGTATTAACTAAAAATCAAATGCCAGTACATGACCATATCGAGGATGATTTGTTTAATAAGTTAGGCGTTAGAGCATCAGACTTAAACTCAACAGGAACTACAGGGAACGTAGATAGTGGCGCACCAAATTCAGAATATCGAATAGCTGGTATGACAGATCAATTATGGAGTAGGTCTACCATGAAATCTGAAGGCGGTGACCAACCACATGAGAATCGTCCACCATTTTTTGTTGAAGCATTTATAATAAAAGTAAAATACTAAATATGACACCAGTAGAAACATTAATCAGTTATTTTGAAAGTGGTGCATTTCCAAACGCCACGCAATTTAAAGAACTTATACAATCGCTTTGGCATAAAAGTGAACGTATACCAATTGAACAAATAGAAAGTTTAGTAGGTAAGTTAAACACGCTTTTAGAAACAGAAACCTTTAATGGTACAGTTCAAGATTTGGTAAACGATATATCTATAAAATTAGAAAAAGGCACTTATAATGGTACAGCAGATGACCTACACCGTGAAATACAAAGCATTTTAGATGGTTCTGGAAAAACCTATTTATCTATTTCAGAAGCAATGGCTGTACTTCCTTTGCCATCAGACAATACGCCATTTAGAATTAAAAACAATCCTGCTGGAGTTGATGATGGCGATTATATTTATTTGTCAACAGAAGCTAATGGTTATAAGTTCTTTGCAAATTCACTAGCGCAAGATGTAGATGAGAATAACACAACTGAACCTGTTAGTGGGAGTGCTGTGTTTGGTCATTCAAACAAAACATTTAAAAATAAGTTTGGGGTCGCTATTCAAGACATAGAGCGTAATTTCTTTTCAATCTTTAATGGTGTTGATACAACTGTAAATTTAGACCAGTCTTACATATTAGAGAATGAAGGTGATAGTATAGAATTTACTTTTTCGGTAGATGATTTTTCAGACAGCAAAGGTATGGGTATCATGGGTGAGTTAGGAAGTCATACCAGTCATATTGGTTTTTTTACAAATAAACTACTTTATATTAGAGAGGTTGATGGGGCATGGCTTACAACTGATGGTTTCTTAACAACTACTCAACCAGACGAAGAACATACTTTAAAATTAGAATGGCTAAGCAGTGAAATAGCAGTTTATAAAGATGGCGTATTCCAAAAAAATATACCTACTGGAACATTGCGAATTGAAAATATAGGAAACTCTTACAGTTCTTTTTTTCAAGGCAAAATAAGAGATGTGAAAATTAAAAGTGGTGTAACCTTAGTTGATATTGGCACACCATATTTTTTATCAGAAGCTGAAAACCTTGATTTAAAACCAACAAATAAAGGTTATTTGACAAATGAACAGTTAAATGAATTATTAAATATAGGTAAAAACAAAAATCGAATTGAAAGTATTGTAGATTTTTATAATAAAAGCGATAAATACTATACTCGTTATAATGGTGATACTTCAGAAACATTATTAGATAAAACCTACACCCTTTCAGAAGATGGCGACTATATCGAAATTGAAATGCGATTACATGATGGTATTTCTAATTTTAATGATGGCTTAGGCTGCTTTGGAGTGAAAGGGGTTAATTTTAATACTTTTGGTTTTTATGATTCTGATAGTATTTGGTTTAGAGCCGATGGAGACTCAGCTTACTCACAGGTAAATGGTTTAAACGGCTTTGAAAAGTTTGCTAAATATAAATTACAAGTTGTAAATAATAGCACTCAATATGAGGTGTTTAAAGATGGGCAAAGTGTAGGTGTATTTAATAAAGAAAATGATTTTCAAATCAATAATATTGGTTTTGGTTACACCGCTGGGGCAAAAATAGATGTTAAGAGCGTAAACATACACACAGATACAGATACTTTCGATACGAATAACACGTATTTTTTACATAGCACAGCAACTAATGTGGATTTAGTTTTAGGTGAGCAAAACACCCTTAATAGTAATAAGTTTTCTAAATGTTACGTGTCTTATAATCCTATTGGATATAATGGTAATGAAAAGTTTACTGTTTATGTTCAAAATGAAGCAAATCCAAAGTATTATTATGGTTTTGAAATAGCCCACGAAATTAATACTGATGAAATTGTTTATATGGATCAATATAGACTACAAATAGGTAAAGTTTATGAGTTTGATGGTGAAATTATGATTAATACAGGTCAAGTTGCTTTAACATTAGGTGAGAGCGAATATGTTTATCAAACAGCTAATAAGGTTGATTTTACAGGGGGTTATCATGGCGATGAAAAATTGATTAATGTTGACTTTTATATTGATGGTGTTAGGCTAACAGATTTAACAACAGCTTTTGATTTAAAAGCTTGTAGTGACTTTGCTTATATTCAAAAATCAACAATGCATGAAACAGCAGCAGATGGTGATATAGTAAACCCAGCACACCCAATTGAAGCAGAACACTACAAGCATTCTATGTTTTCAAACAGTGGATATACTACAAGAACTAAAATGATTGGTAAAAAGGTTGGTGGTCTTGAAATGACCGTTAATTATGGTTCTATTGTGTGTTTAAGTAGAGAGTTTGGTGGTAATGGACAAACTGACAATTATAATATTGAAGGTTTCGACACTAATGGTGGTCATAAGCTAAATGAAGTTAACGATAATGTTCATACTTGGAATGAAGCCAACAATACATCTGCTAAGGTTACCAGCAAGTTTAATGTGCGTAATGGTGTTAGTTATCAATTTATTTGGGACACGATGACCTATAACAAGTATTACAGGGACTTATGTAGAACTACAGGGCAAGCTCAGAGTTTAATGACTTTAGCCGAGAATGAGGTTTGGGAGTTTGAAACCAAAGTCAAGTTCGCTAAGAGTTAAAGGGCGTAAAATAACTATTAAATGGCTTTTAAATTTAGTTTAAACACTAATTAAAAGCCATACATACTTTTAGGTGTTTTATTTTATTTTTGTACAATATGATTTCAAACTATGTACAATATGATTTCACGATTATAAAAACATCAAAAAATTACCGTTAAAAAATCTTTTCCTATTGCGTATAGGAAATGTGTATGCTCTTGATGATGAAAGTGATATTGCGATGAATTATTATACGAAAGTATATGAAGATGCTGCCACCAAAAACAACAAAAAAGAAATTTTCTTGGCGCGTGCCAACATGGCAAAAATTCTGCGAAATGCCAAAAGATATGAAGAGGCATTAAAAATTTACAAAGAGTCTTACAAGCAACGAGAGTCGCTAAAAATTCAGCCCAAAAACATAGCGAGAGTCCTGATGGGAATTGGTGGTACCTTTTTAAAATTGCAAGAAGCAGATTCTGCATTGTATTACAGTCGAAAAGGATTTCAGATCAGTACATCAATCAATGACAAATCAGGCGAAAGTTTTTTTCATCACGACTTTGGTGTTGCGTATTATTTAAAAAAAGATTACGAAAAAGCTTTGCAACATTTAGACACTGCCAAAACCTATATTACGTATCTAAAAAATGACGAGCGTTTATCGGAAACACTCTTTAATATTGGCAGATGTTACTACAAATTACAAGAATATGACATAGCAATTGCAAAGTTTAATGAGGTGACCGCTATTATTGAACAAGCAGAAAAGCTAGGAAGTAAGGGATTTGATCCGATCTATTTAGAAGATATGTACGACTTGTTGTCAAAATGTTATCTGGCAAAACAAGATGTGGAAAAATCAGCAATGTATGAAATCAAAAAAGATCAAATCAACCGCGTAAAAAACAAGGAAAACAATGAAATAGCAAGAGCTATGCATGAAAGTGATTTCAATATCAATAACGAATTCATTCAAACAGTTTTAACGGCTAATCAACAAACACTGTCAAGATATAGAGGTGTTTTAATCATTATTGGAATCATTTGTATGGGCGCTATATATTTCGTGTTTCATTATAAAAGGGAAGCCAAAAAGAACAAAGAAATCTTTGAAAAACTCTTGCAAATTCAAGAAGAAAAGGAAAGTAAAGAAGTTCAAAAATCAAAAGAAATCGTCATCACTGATGTTAAAGTAGAAGCTGTACTAAAGTGCTTGACAAAACTTGAAGCGCAACATTACTATTTAGAATCTACCTGTTCGCTTGCAACCATGGCAAAAAAGGCAAAAACAAATACTACGTATCTCACACAAATACTCAAACAGTACAAGGGAAAAACTTTTTATCAATATATCAATAAACTTCGCATTGATTATTCCATCGATCGACTCAATAAAGATCATCAATTCCGGAAATACGCCATCAAGCATATTGCTTTGGAAGTTGGTTACAAAAGTCCAGAATCTTTTACGAAACATTTTAAAAAAGCTACAGGAATCAATCCTTCTTACTACATCAAAGAATTGGATAAACGCAAACAAAACACAGAGTAA